GGTCGCGAGGCTGTACGCGCTCCCGCGCCAGGCCCGCGGACGGTTGGCCTCGCTCTCGGGCGGGTACTCCGCCACCCGCCCTTCGATGGCCAACAGACTGCGGGTCATGGCCTGCTCGAAGAGGGGGGTGGCCACCTCCGGCGCTCGCTCCAGGGCCTCCAGGAACTCATCCAGGCTGCGGGTGACCAGCAGGATCTCGTCAGCCATCTTTCACCCGCGCCAGTTGCCGCGCCTCCGCCAGGGAGCGACCCAGGTACCGCCCCTCACTCAACACCACGTTGTGCAGTGCTCGACAGCCCTGTACCTCACCCCAGGGCGTGCGAATGCGTGTCTCGCAGACCAACTCGTCCCGGTTCGTGGACCAGACCACCACCCAGGTATTGTCGGGCAGTCGGACGACACGGGGCCAGCAGCGGCAGCGCGGGTGTGCCGGTGGCCCAAAGCGTTCGTCTCCAAGCCCGGAGTCGAACATGGGGGGCAACACCACCCCGGCCTGCTCGTAGACCAGGTAGTTACCTTGCGCAGTGGCGCGGGTTACCTCGGTCACCCCCACGCTCTCTGCCCGTCCCAGGTTGTCCTCGAGGATGGGTAAAAGGCGCGCCTCAAGGTTCTCCCGTGTGGCGCCGGGCGTATCCAGCCAGTTGGCCACCACCTGCCCCACGCTCCCTCGGGTTGTGCTGTTGAGGCGATCCAGGAGGATGTCGGTATGCGACCGGGCCCAGGCGATCGCCTCAGCGTGGGTGAGGCTGTAGTCGACGGTGATCCCCACCACTGCCAGGGTCTCGGCGCCGTAGCGGACCCCCGCCAGGACGTACTCCTCGATGGCCGGCAGGAGTAGGGCCAGCAGCTCGTCACGCTCGTTGCGCCAGAATTCAGCCGGTAGGGGCATCCTGCACCTCCAGGGCCGCCTCCGCAACCCGCTCACGTAAGCCAGCGAAATACTCCAGCAACGCCTCGCGCAGCTTGGTGGCGAGTCCCATCTTTGGCTCGCCGTTGGGATCATCCGCGTCTGCTGCTTTGCGAAGATCTCCCCCCGCAGTCATTTGAAACGGCGACAACGGGAACGGAGACTGTGGTGTCGGCGCTTGCTCGGGACGATTTTCTGGTGGAATACCCTCGCGTTCCTGCACGTACGCCAGATCGTAGATGCCCGTACGCAGTCGAATCTCATCGATCTGTGCCTGGACCATGGCGTCCTCTGGGCGTTCAGTGCTGGTCCACTGGAACTCCATCTCCGTAAAGCCCCAGCCGGCGAGGGCCAGATCGCAGATCCCCTTGAGGTACTGGGTGATGGGCCCCAACCCCATGCGATACTGTACGTCGGCTTGCCCTTCGGCGAAGCCCGCCCCGCCCAGCCCGTCGCCGGGCACCAAGCCAAGCTCCGCAGGGCTGACGCCCACCGCCCAGCAACCGACGCGGAGGAGCCACTCGTCGAGGACTACCGTCTCCCCGTCGCTGCGACGGAACTCATAAACCGGCGGCGTGCCCGTGCCCCCCACCGGGAAGAACTTCATCCGCTGCAGCCGCTGCTGATCCGCGGCCATCAATGCGTCCCAATATTCCTGAAAGGCGCTAATGTCGTTGACAGACCAGTCAGCCGGCAGCCCCACCAGCGCCTCGGGGATGTTGCCCTCGGTATACTGTCCCAGCCGCCCGGTCGCCCGGCGCAGCGCCGTGTTGACGGTGAGGATGACCAGCTCCGCCGGCGGACGACCGTACGGGTGGCGGATGGTGCGGTTGTAGGGCAGGTACCAGAGGGCCGCCCGCGTCCACTGCCCTACCGGCACGCCCTTGATGATCTGGGCGTAGCCCGGGAGCGGGGGCGCCGGCGTACGCCCACGGGCATCGAGCAGCGGGCGGATGGTTGCCCCATCGATCAATTCCAGGTCTCCCACCTCACCCCCACGGGTGAGGTTCGGATAGAGGGTCACGGCATCGGTGACCAGGAGCTCCTCGAGGAGCATATTGACCCAGGCATCGAAGGGCAAGAGGCCATCGGGTAGCGCCAGGCGGGCCTGGGCAGCTTGTAGGCGCTCCGGAGCCGGCTCGGCATCGTCGCGCGGCACGACCTCCCACTCCAGGGCACGGATCTCGCGCTTGAGCAGCTCCACGGGGAGCCGCAGCTCCTCGCAGGCCTCCGCCAGAAGCCGGAGCTGGGCGAAGCTATGAAGTCCGAAACCCGCCCGTGGCTGGGCAATGAGATTGATCCCATGCGGGTAGTCGAAAACGAGAGGTTGCTCCACCGGCGCCACCGGCGCGAGTGGCTCTCCGGCACGTCCCCAGGTCGTCATCTGCGTCTGCACCGGCTGCCTGGGCCAATGCTGTGGCGCAGCCTCACTCTGACCTCCAGTCAGGATCTCCGCTTGCGTTGTCAGATCACGTGCTTGGCTCAGGTCTGCCCCGGCCGGGGCCTTGCGCAACTGCTCTGCTGGATAGTGCAACCAGCCTGTCATGATCGTTGTTGTAACTCCTTACGTTTTCGCCGGGCATACTCTGCCCAGCCGCTCTTGCCGAAGTTCAGCCGGTTGAACGCCCCGCTCGAGGCATCCACCTGGTCGTCATGAGCGCCGTTGGGAAAGGCGCACAACTCGCTCAGGTAGGCCCCGTTCCACGCACCCCGCTTCAAAAAGACGTTTTGCGCCTCACACTGCGCAGCAAAGGGCGACGCCCGGACCACCTTATCCCCCGTCGGGTGATCGACGTGGACGGTGAACCCGGCCAGACTCCGCACCGTCGCCGCCGCCGAGTCCTTTCCCCCACTGCCTGCTTCCTGCTCGACCCAAATCTCCACGTCTCTCCCATCCAACTCCGCCGTCTGGCGGATCACCTTTTCTCGCTCCAGATCCGACCACTGCCCCCGGACCACGTCCTCGATGTACCAGCGTCCCTCGTGGGCAGCGAGGAGCACCCCGACGGTGTAATCTCCGGCCTCGTCGCTGCCCGCCTTATCCCAGTAGCGCAAGCGCCGGGCGGCGGCGGGCACCTCCCCCACGATTCTGAACCAGTGCCGCTTGAACTTGTTGCCCTCCGGCGCCCGCGGCGTGCCCTGGTACTCGGCGTACCAGACCAAGCCCCCCACGTCGCGCTTGAGCGCCAGCAGCGCCTCTACGCTGAAGCGCTGGGGACAGAGCGCCGCCCCCGGCGCGCGTCCCAACGGATCGGGCTGCCCCAGCGGTAGACCCAGCAGGGTGTTCGATGTATCACGCTCTACCTGGGTCTCGGCCAGCGCCGGAAGGCGCAGAACCACCCAGCGGTCGCCCTGCTCGGAGAGCAGCCTGCCCGCGAGATCGTCCTCGTGCCAGCGGGTCATCACCAGGATGATGGCCCCACCCTCCCAGATGCGGGTGCGGAAGGTGCCCCGCCACCACTCCCAGACGTGATTCCGGACGGTGAGCGACTGTGCCTGCCGCCAGTTCTCGAACGGGTCGTCGATGATTCCCAGCCGGGCCCCGTGCCCGGTGATGGGACCACCCACACCCACGGCCAGTAGGCCTCCCTGCCGGCCCTGCAGCCGCCAGAGCTGCTTGGAGCGGCTGTCCTTGCGGGTCGCCATCTCCGGAAAGAGCGCCTGGTAGGCTTCGCTCTCGACGGTGGCCCGCGCCTCGCTGCTGTGGCTCTCCGCCAGGCTGGCCCCGTAACTGGCCAAGATCACCGGATCCTCGGGGCGGTGGGCCAGCCAGAAGGCGGGTAACCGGATACTCACCAGCTCACTCTTCCCGTGCTGGGGCGGGGCAAAGATCATCAGCCGATCGATCTCGCCGCGTATGACGCTGTCAAGGTGCTTGGCTATTAGCCGGTGCGCCGGATCCACGATATAACGTGGATAGGTCCGGCACGTGAACTCAATCAGGTTCCGACGCGCTAACTCCTGGCGAATCGCCTGCCGCAGGGCCTGCCGATTCTTCCTCGTCGGCGAGAGCCCGGAGGACCTCAATAGGGAGTCCGCTAACGTCAATCTTCACCTCAAAGGCCTCGTCGTCTTCGTTGGCCATCTCCACGGCTTGGCGAGGTTTGTAGTCTCCCGTCATCTCCAGAAACAACTGCCGGTCCGGCTTGGCCCGGGGATCCACCATCCGCGCCACCTGCCCCAGGGCCTCGAAGACGTCGGCTCGATACTTGAGCAGTGGTGCCGCTTGCTGTTCGACAATGGCGGCTTCGATCTCCGGATGCTTCCGCTTCCACTTGCTGATCGTGTGGGCTGACTTGAGCCCCAGGACCTCTGTTGCCAGCTCTTTCTGCGTCTCGGGTAACCGGGTTGCTGCCGGCTGAGAAGCCCAGGCGATGAAGACCGCCTTGCGCCAGTCCCAGCCCTCCGCTCGTAGGGCCAGATATGCCTCCGCCCAGTCGTAGGCGCCCAATTGCGCCTTGAGTCGCTGGTAGGCGGTGCGGCTCGCCTGTTGGCCGGGTGTGCTGGCGCTCGCCGGAAAGGCGGTGCGTGGATCGTCGGAAGCGCTCACGATGTAACTTTTGGACCTTCTTTCTGGGAGATCTGGGGGTTAATCCTCTCAGATCTTTGAATACGCGAAATCCAAGTTTGCTCACAGACTACTCTTGAGGTGCAAGAGATCCGCTTCGTCCTTAAGCGACTCCAGTACCTTCTGCAGGTCGCCGGCGGCCCAGGCCGCCCGCCGGGCCTCCCGCAACTCGGCCAGCACCCGCGCCTTGTGCCGGGGCGCTGCTTGCGCCTCCGTCGTCCATACCCGCTCGAGAAAGGTGAGATCGGCGCAGATGGTCTCCAGATCGCTGGCCAGGGCGCTGGTCTGCAGGGCCGCCTGGATCTCTCCGGGCGTCAGCCCCCGCAGGTGCAGAGATGCTACACGCAGCCGGCGTAGGTCGACGGTGTCCATCCCACCACCTCTCCGTGCAGAACGTGGCGCCTCGCCAGCTGCGGCTTGCAGACGACCCAGGTCTCAGCCCAGGTGGCGATCTCGTCCCAGGCCTGCAGGAGCGGCGCGTACTCCCCCGCCAGCCCCGGCGGCACGTCGGGATCGTAGACCCGCACCTCTCGCCCCTCAGCCTGCAGGGCCGCGATGATCTCCCGCGCCGGACTGGCACGCAGGTCCGAGGTGCCCGCCTTGAAGCTCAACCCCAGCACGCCGTACCGTTGACCACCGGTGGCCAGCGCCCGCTCAATCAGTTGCTGCAGTTGAGCGCGATTACTCCAGGCGATGGCGTTGAGCAGCGGAGTACCCACCGGACGGGCCAACTCGGTAAGCGCCGCCACGTCCTTGGGGAGACAGGGGCCGCCGTAGGGGCCACCGGGGCGCAGGTAGGCCGCTGAGAGGTTCAGATGTTCGTCCTGCGTGAAGATCCCCATGACCTCGTCCCCATCAAGCCCCAGATGTGCGGAGAGAGCGCCGATCTCGTTGGCGAAGACGACCTTGAGGGCGTGCCAGGTGTTGCAGACGTACTTCACGAGCAGCGCCGTCTGGGGCGTGGTCGCGATGAGGTGAAGGTGTGGATCGTCGCGGTAGAGGGCCGCGATCATATGCCCGGTTCGAGCGTCCTCGTGGCCGATGAGCACCCAGGGCGGACTCTCGAAGTCCGCGATTGCCTGGCCCTCGCGCAGGAATTCGGGATTCGCCCCAAAGCCCAGATCCCACCCCACCAAACGGCCGGAGGCGGCCTCCAGGCGCTCCTGCAACGCCGGCCAGGCCGGTGGCGGCAGCGTACTCCGCATAACCACCACGTGGTAGGCGCCGTGATCCCGCAGGGCTGCGCCAATCGCGTCGAGTACCCGTTCCACGGCGGAGAGATCCACCCCATCGGCGCCTTGAGGCGTACCCACGCAGACCAGCGAGAGAGCCGTCTCCGCGACTGCCTGCGCGGCATCAGCTGTCACATGCAGGCGCTGTCCCCGCAGGGCCGCCTGCAGCAACCGCTCCAGGTCCGGTTCGTAGAAGGGTGCGCGGCCGCGGGCCACGCACTCCAGCACAGCCGGATCGACGTCGACGCCCCAGACGTCGTGGCCCCGGTCGGCGAGGACCGCCGCCGTCACCAGCCCCACGTGCCCCAAGCCGAAGATGGCTACTTTCATGCTCACCTCTTTAGCAGCGGTTTTTAAGTGCCGCTCGGTGTCTCCTGGATCGCCCAGAGGAGCTCCAGAGCACCCGAAAAGAGCCGCTAATAGTGTTTAGCTGCTCTAGC